TAACAAACAAACGTGAGACAGATCCACACGAGTCCTATACTGTAGAAGAAGTACAATATAGTACAGTGAAACCTGGATTTGGACGTGACCCAGATTTACATTGAACATTTAGGACTTTGCGACGATCCATGTGATGATTGTACGCATTGGATTGGATTGATCTAAAGATCAATCGTGTTTTCGCTTTCGCTCAAACACATTTTATTTGAGTTTAAGTGCGAAGCACTTACGTTTCATGTAGATTGTTCAGTCAGACGGAACCTACTAGCGGTTCCATCTACCTCAAGCTTCATGTGAGTTCGCACAGCCGAGATCGGAAGTAGGTGTTTACTTGCTCCTTGGGCTCTGACCTTTCCCAACCTACGTCGACATCACGAAAAAACCGCTTTACCGCTTTTGCTACCGCAACCGCTTCGCGGATCTCTCGCTATCCCCCGCTTCGTTCCTAGTGCTAGGGGTTTTTAGGAGCAACAGATTAGTGGACTCGCTAGTTTCCGAACATGCGAAACATGTCCTCAAAGCGGATCGAGCTACCCCGATCAAACATTGTCCGTATATTGCCTATATGTTTTTAAGTTGTTCTTTAAGAATCTTTGAACCACCTACTCGCACATTTATGATACCGTTATAATAATCATCAGTTTCAAGTACTCTGCGGTCAAACTGTTCCTTTGCCTCTAGATAACTCATAGCGCCTCTGCTTTGACATAGATACAAAATCTCTCTTGTAAAGTTTTCTGGTCCTAGTTTTTCAACATCAGCGAGCAAATGATCTGAGGAACCCCAGTAATCTCGCCAATCGCTTTCTACTTTGCTTCTTCTTTTGTTTTTCTTGCCTTTGAGTGGTGGGCGTGTTTTCTTGAATTTGGCTAGTTTCTTGCCTATGTATTTTCTATCATTGGTCTTATTGGTAATAAGATATACAAATCCTTCGCAATCCTCTGGTAATTCATCTATATTTTTACCTTGATAAGTCCATAGCATACGGATACTTACCCTAGCCTATTCTTCTGGTGCCTTATTCTTGGAATTATGTTTGTAATGTATTTCATCCATACGTTGTTTAGCAAGTGATCTAATCTCTCTCAGCCATTTACGGCTTTCTCTATGCGTTCGTACGGAGTTTCTTGCCTCAAAGTTTTCGTTAGCCTTGAAGTATGCCATATATGCCTTGGTTAACTTGTCATGTGTATCGTCATTCATTGTGTATTTCTACATCGTTTTCATATGAAGTAAATCCGTTTTCTTTCACAACCTTTAATACGTGTGTCACTCTTCCAACTAATTCGTCTTTGTGTGATATCAAATACACATTTTTATCACGTTCTCTTCCCATTTTCTTTAGAATAGCCAAAGAGTTCTCAACACCACTAATATCCATACCCGAATCAACAAGCTCATCAATGAACAGCAGATTAATATTTTGATACAAGCTCTCCCAAACATCTCTGAATGCGAAACTCATACCAAGAATCAATCTGTTACGCTCACCTCTGGAAAGATTGTCAAAATCAAGATCCTGTCCAAGCTGTGTAATCTCCACTGCCAAGTCGTTCATGAAAACAACCTGATGTGGCAAACCTAACTTGTCAAGATAATGAGTGAGCCTGTTGTTCAGATATGCCAAGTTTTGATCTATAATCTTCTTACGAATAAAGCTGTCTTTATTAGTAAGCAGTTTTAGCAAGAACTCTTGATGTTCTTTTAGATCATTGTATGCGTTGATTGTTGTCCAATCAACTTCTTGGATTCCTGTGTTCTTTAAATCGTCAATTTGTTCCTGATAAGGATCAGTTTCTTCTGTGCTATTTTCTAGTGCCTGTTTAAGTTGTGCTACATTTTGTTTGTGATCATAAACTTCTTTTATTGTTTCATAAAATGTATCAGGTCTTCCGTTTATATCACCTATTTCTGTAAGTTGATCTGTAGCAATTTTCAACTTGTCTGTAATTTCTTTCTGATAAGAAACAGCATCTTCAAGCTCTTTGGCCTTTTTATCTTCAATTTCTTTTTTCTTATCTTCGTGTAGCTCTTGACCACAAGCATAACAAACGGCGTTATCAAGTTCTTCTATGTCCTTTGTTACTTTATCTACTGACTTGTCAGCTCTTAGTAACGCAGACTCAAGAGTTGAAGTCTCTTTCTTTAAATTGTTTATTTTTATATTTAGATCTTCCCAGTTCTGTAACTTTTCGTGCTTGTCAAGTTCGTCGTCAACATCAAGATGTTCTAGTTCAGCTATTCCTTTTTGTAACTTCTCAATGTTTGTTTTCTTTGTAGATTCCCAAGCACTTTGTTTTAGTTTTAGACTTTCTATAGTTTCTGCTATTCTGTCATTACTTTGTTGTTGTGCGTTAATTTTTGCGTTTTCTTCGGTGATAGAATCTTTTGTTTGCTTTATTTTTTCCTTTAATACTTCTGCCTTTTCAGAAAGTATTGTTATACCAAGCAACTGTTCAATGATATCTTTCTGATCATTTACCTTCATGCTTAGGAACGGTTCAGTGTATGTGTTCAAAGCAAGTATGTGCTTGAACATGTTATGACTCATACCTAATAGATCATTGATAGTTTCTTGTGTTTTTCGACTATCACCTTGACTTTCGTCGATCAATTCTTGTTCTTGTTCGTTTACGAAAAACTTTAATATGTTAGGACTTCTTCCACGTTCTACTTTATAACTAGTTCCGTCTTTCTCAAAAGTCAATGTGACCAACATACCTTTGTTATTGGTCTTGTTAATTAGATTATTTCTCTTAATATTTGTCAAAGCAACACCATACAAGGCGTAACTTAACGCATTTACAATGGTAGTCTTACCAGTACCGTTTCTTGACCCCATATCATCACCGCCTTGGTCAAGATTTTCACCAAGCACTAATGTAAGTTGTTGTTTGTCAAAGTCAACAGCCTGGGTTTGATTACCCACACTCATAAAATTCTTTACTGTTAAGTTTTTAATTTTTATCATAATTCGTCATAGATCCTTAACAGCGTGTTCTTATCGTATTGTTCAGTATCAATTGCTGTAATCTCCTTCGTAACAATTTGATCTACACTTTCAAATGTGCTTATATCAATGTCAGTGTGTATTTCTTCGTCTTGTTGACTAGGAATAAGTGTTATTTCTCTACAATCATAGTCGTTTACAAATGTTTCTTTGATAAAACTTGCTTCTTCGTAAGAAATAGGCAAATCAAGAGTTACTCTTAGATACATTTTGCTTTTTAAAAGTTTATCTTTTTCGTCTAGCAGTCTAGAAAGTTTTACAGTTCTATATTTCGGACAGTTGTCCCAGTTGATGTACTGAGGTTCCTTGTTATTTTCTTTGTCAAGGACCATCATTCCACGTTCATCGTCCCATGCGTCAGCATAGTTGTGCGGAAAAGCATTTCCCATGTAATGAATTTTTCCTTGTACCTGCCTTTTATGAAAATGTCCACTAAAAACGTATTCTTGATTTTTAAAATGTTCAGCACGGAGTTCTCCATGCTCTGGCATCTTTACCATTGCGTTCATATAGAAGTGTGGAAGTTCAAAATGTCCAAACATGTACTTGGCTTTTATTTTTGACATCTGTTTCCATTCGTCACCTACCAACCAAGGAACCAATGCTACATCGTCTTCTTCCAATATTTCATCAACATAAGTTATGCCTGGAATGTGTTTTCCAAATTCAAGAGAATAAATGTCACGCTTGTCTTTGTAATACAAGTCATGATTACCAGCAAAGAAATAAAATTTTTCAAATGCCTTACCAAGTTTTTCTAAACACCGTGTTGTTGAGTCTAATGTTTGAACATTTATGGTATTTCTATTGTGATGCCAGTCACCACAAAAGATACCAGTTTCGCAACCATTCTCTTTTGCCTGTTCAATAAACCAATCTACAAATTCTTCACAGTCCTGTAAATGGACTTTGCTGTTAGACTTCAATCCAAGGTGGATATCAGTGAACACCGCCGCTTTTTTAAACAAAATACAATCCTTCCGTGTACATAATAGTAAAATAAGTCAATTTTGTCAACCTATTTTTCAGTTTTTTGGTTAACCTGACCAACCCCATGATCTCTTTGTTGCCGTTCCCATTCGCCTTGGGCTTGTCTTGTGTAACTAGGATTCATATGATTCATTTCTAATATGTCATCTCTTATATTTTGATTTCTTTTTTCGATATTGATTACTCTTACAAAACTATTTGTTACTGCCGCTGTGTAATAAGCAAACGGATTATTTGACTTTGATTCGTCAAACTGTAAACCGATCTGCGATAGCTGTAATATTGCCTGACCACGCATTTCGTCATTGTAAGTGTAACCTCTTACATTGCCTCTTGTGGCATATCTATCACACAGTTTCATCCACATCAAAGCTAATTTGTTTGTAACCTTACCAGATTGTTTTGAAAAATAACCATTTTCCATACCACCTTCCCAATGACTCTTTCCAACACATATTAACTCTCCACTATCACTGTATTTGTAATGTTGGAAAGGAGGAAAATTTACTTTAGTTTTTGTGTCAGCTATTGTTTTAGGATTCTTTTTTCGTCCTGGTTCTTCCGGAATGTGATCATACGTCATAATTCTAAATATGACATCTTCTTTTGCTATTTTTCTATAATCTATTTCAAATTCTGCTAATTTTACTCTTTTGCCTTCAGCCTTTGCCGCTTCGAATGCTCTCTGTTGTAATTTTTTTGCCTTGTTTCTTTTTGCTTCTGCTACTGTTCTTACGTTTACTTTGGATATCTCTGGAAGTATTATATCATAATCAGCGTAGTCTTTGTCCGTAAAACTACAAAACGTAGACTTTGATTTGTGTATTTCCGCTAGAATATCCTTGTTGTTCAAATAATTAATTCTTTTTGTCATGCTTTCTCCAAGATTAATACCATATTATAATATACTCTGTTAATTTTGTCAACTAAATAATAGTAAGGAGATAACCAAATGCCAACTACTTTTAAAAACGGAGTCATCGTAAAAGACGGAAAGAACATGGGTGTAACAACCCCACCTACTGGAACAGGTAGTTCCGGACAATCCTTTTCAAGTGAAAATGCTCCTTCCTGGCTAACAGGCGCAGTTGATAAGGGTAAGAACATTGCCCAGGATGTGTTTGACGGTATTTCTGGCGGTGCTGAAAATTTCATGAGCAATATCCGAAGTAAAAACCTTAACAAAGGTCCAAAGGAGTTAGAATCAACTTCCGGACAGGCATATTGGGGACAGTCAGAAATAGAAGATAGAGATTGGCGAGTTAAATTAAGTTTACCCACTAATTTCGAAGATTCTGCTATTTTAAAACCATTAAAAGCCACGGGCGGAATGTGTTTTCCGTATACTCCAACTATTATCTTGAGCCATACTGCTAATTATAACCAGATAGCTCCTATACATAATAATTATCCCTTTTTTGCTTATCAGAATTCACAAGTGGATCAGTTGGTTATTACAGGACAATTTTATAGCCAGAACAGTATCGAAGCTCTATATTGGGTTGGCTGTTTACATTATTTGAGATCAGTAACAAAAATGAACTATGGTCAAGATAATGATAGAGGTAATCCTCCTCCGGTGGTAAAACTAAACGGATACGGGGATTATGTGTTCAAAGATGTTCCTTGTATTATAACAAACTTCACTGTTGACCTTCCTAACGAAGTTGATTACATTGCTACTGGATTTGATGTTGACCTAAGTGACTTTGGTGAAAGCATTGCTAAACAAAAAGAAAAAATGAGTGTTGGTTGGGCACCTTCAGAATCACAGTTTACGGTAACAGTTCAACCTATCTACAGCAGAAGCAAGGTTAATAAGTTTAGCTATTCTGATTTTGTAAATGGTAGTAATCTAAATGGAGGTTACGTATAATGACAAGTCCATATAGAGATACTAATCTTACAGCAGGAGGACAATTAGATGTACTTTCGATTAGACCAGTTCCTGCTTTCAGCGACGACCAGCTGTACACGATAGAACCACAATACAATCATAGACCAGACTTACTTGCTTATGATTTATACGGAGATAAAAATTTATGGTGGGTATTTGCTCAGAGAAATCTAGACGTCATAGAAGATCACATTTATGATATTGAAACTGGCAAACAAATTTATTTGCCGAGTGCCGCCCGAGTAAAATCGGCATTGGAGTAATTCATGGCTGAAAATAAAACAAGCCCATTTTCTTATTTAGACATCGTTGTCGACAAAGCAATAAAAGCAGGTGAATACATTGCTAAGAAATCCAATTTGATCAACGATGCGGTTGAAGAAAAAGAAACATCCGGTCCACCACCAGGTCATCCAGAATACAACAGCAAGTCTAATGTAGTATCAGATTCAAGCGGATCCAAAGACAAAAAAAATACAGCCGTGGCCGGTGATGGAGATCCTAATGCTCCCAAATGGGACGGATTTTCAACTGTAAATCCATACGGAAATACTATCGACGGTGACGATTTAACTGAAGAAGATAGAAAGAACGCATACAAAAAATCTTCCGCAAATAAATTTCAACAGGATCTAGATAGATTTAAACAGTTTGGTACAGCAAAATCTAATAACGAGTTAGATAAATTTTCAAGTAAAAACTATCTATGGACTTTTGCCGCTCTCAGTAACGATGAAGTAAATTTTCCAGATCAAACTTATAGGAAAAATGGACCTAAAAATAACCAGACCGTAATCAAAATGGGAGGCGGCGGAATAGATCAGCGTCCACAGACTGTGCTTGAAAAATCTATGGATCCTGATCCAAGATTTAGGTCGGCAAATGGTAGAACACAAGTAGAATATTTTATTAATAATGTAGAAATTAAAAGTAATATAGCTCCTAATCCTAAATCAAGATCAACGAACGCATTCAACATTGAATTTGAAGTAACTGAACCTTATAGCATGGGTAATTTTTTACAACATGTACAATTATGTGCTTTACAAGCAGGATATAATAATTATCTTGAATGTCCGTTTCTGTTACAATTAGATATTATAGGATACACTGATGAAACACTTAACCCTAAAAGGGTACAAGGACCAAGAAGACAAATTGCTGTTAAAATTTACAAAACAGATTTTGATGTAAACGAAGGAGGATCTAGATACTCCGTTTCTTGTAGTGCTTTTAACGAGGAAGCACTTAACGACCAAGCACAAAGTATTCCAAAAAACATAACCATTAGTGGTAGAACAGTACAGGAAATTTGTCAAACAGGAATAAACAGTCTGGCTAGTGTAGTGAACACAGCAATATTAGAGACAGCAAAAAAAGCAAAACAACAACACGAACCAGATGAAATAATAATACTTTTTCCAACAGAACAGTCTGAAGTTTCTTTACAAAAAGCAGGATCGGACACATCTTTAAACACAGCAATATTTGGAGACTTTGCTGGAAAAGCTCAACAAAGAGAAAATTTAAATTACAACGATATCACACAGTCAGCAATAGGTACAAATTTTGCTGGCCTGGCAAATAGGTTTGGCGGTATGGACGGACCTGGCAGTGGCGGCGGTGGCGGCAAAGAATTGTTTATGGCGAAAAAAGAATATGTAGATAACAGATTAGGATTTTCTATTAAACGTAATAAACTGAGTGAAAAAATTAAATCTGAGTTTATGACCACTGAAACTACAAACGGTATAGGAAAGACAGAAATATTCACAGAAGGAAGTTTACAACCAGGTACGACTAATTTCGCTGTATCTGCTTTCGCCTATGATGATAAAACAAAAACAC